GTGTTTTTCAGAAAGAAAAGAAAGAAGAAACGAGGAATACCGATTCAGGATCTGTACCCGCAGTACGATATCGGCAAGCACAGCTACGGGAACAATTTGAAGGTCTACTCATGGAACGAGGGCTCCACGCTCAGAATCGGAGTCTATTGCTCCATAGCCCATGATGTCGAGATATTCCTCGGCGGCGACCACAGGACCGATTGGGTCACCACGTATCCTTTCAATGTCCTGTGGCCTTCGGCAAATCACATAAAAGGGCATCCGAGAAGCAAAGGGGACGTCGTAATCGGGAATGACGTCTGGATCGGTGCCGGTGCGACGGTCATGTCCGGTGTGACCATCGGTCATGGGGCGGTCGTCGCGGCAAGGGCCATGGTGACGAAAGATGTACCTCCCTACGCGATGGTTGCGGGAAACCCGGCCCGGATCATAAAGATGAGATACGACGACGATACCATCCGGCGGCTTTTGGGGGTCAAGTGGTGGGACTGGGAGGAAGAGAAGATCGCGGATCTCCTCCCGCTCATGTTATCCGAGAACATAGCGGCTTTCCTCGAGAAAGCGGAGAACATAGCGGGCGCGTAGGGCGAGGGCTGCCCCGCGCGACACCCGGCCGGGCGCTTCCACCGCCCGGAATCAAGCCGCCCCCTTCCGGATGGGCGGTGCCTCCGAAAGCAACCTCGTCGCCTCCGCGTGGCCCGCGCTCGATCCGAAGAAGTAGCCAACGATCCCCGTGAAGCCGGAGGCCAGGGCGCCGAAGAGCATGAAGACGACGCCGTTGGAGTCGGGAGGCAGGGTTACAAAAATCAGGATACCCACCAGGGCAAAGAACCCGACCACGATCACCCACGCGAGAGCATACAGGTTTTTGTCCCTCTTCCCCGTCGCTTTTGTCGTGTCCACGTTCATCTGACGGGCATTCTGCACGTCGGCGAGTTGGGCGGTCAAGATCTTCAGCCTCTCTTCGGACTGCCGTTGCTTCTCCTGATTCTGGTAGTCCATCTCCGCCAGCTTTATCTTGACGGCTGCCTGCGGGTCCGCCTCGATGGCTGCACTGATCTGGTCGGGGGTGGCATCTTCCCCGAGGCCGAAAACGGACGCGAGGGCCTTTATGCCGAGGCCGACGGCTCCCCCTATGACGTTTCCGGCGCCAGGGACTACCGTACCTATGGCCGCCCCGAGGGTTGGCGCGTTAGCCGCGATCTTTGCGGCAAGGGCCTTGAAGTCCACCTCACACCTCCTTCCACGCTCTTTCCATCTGCTCTTCGTTCACGATGTTTCCCGTCTCCATCCTTGCCATGGCTGCGACGAGCCTCCCGAGGTTGTCCCGGGTGACGGCGTCGTCGGGTCGCAAACCTGTCCAGGCGCAGACGTTCCTGATGTAGTTCGCCGTGTCGTTCTCGGTCGTGGGAGCCCACACGTTGACGATCTCCTCCACCGTGTTCACGCCCCGGGAGATGTACTTCTGCATGATGACGAGGGCGGCGCGCAGGCCGTGCTCGACCGTGTCGAACCTGCAGAAGCCCTTTTCCGCCCCGGTAAGCCCCTTCCACCTGTTTCGTTCGACGTAGCGTATGTTGAGCCAGTTGTTGAGCCTCGTTCCGAGATTCATTTCGTATGCCCTCCTCGGGTGGTGAATATCTTGTGCTCTCCCTCGATGTGGGAAAGCCTCGATTCATGATCGTCCGATCGGTGCCACAAATCGGTTTGGTTCCTGTCGATCTGGCGCAAGGTCCGGACAATGAAATATCCGATGATGACGATGGCGAGATAAGCCAGAGGGTTGATTTTGTCGATCAGGGTTTCGAGCATGGGGTGACCTCGCAGGAAAGTCTTGGACACGTCCGGATTTTAGTGTAGAATCCTTTGGGGGCTGAATGATGGCAAAAGATGCGATCGAACAGTGGTGGGAAGACAGCCACGAGGACGCTAATTACTACATCTCTGATTATGGTGGATGGTACCTGTGGCGGACGATGAACATCGTTCGTTTCGTTCGACCTTTCAGGCGTGTTCTTGAGATAGGCGTCGGTGGTGGTAAGGACATTAAGTGGCTCAACAGGATCAGGTGCAAAGTGTCCGCCCTCGATATCTCTGAGACCGCTCTCGAAAAAGTCAGGGGAATAGCAAAAGATGGATGGACAGATCCTGAGTTTCTTCCCGATAACGCCTTCGATATTGCTATTTCGCACCTTGTGACACAGCACATCGACAACGCGACTCTGGAGCGATAGATTAAAAACGTCCTGCGCTCTTTGAAGCCGTCCGGCCTCTTCGCTATGCAATTTGCGGACAGTCTTAACGAAACGGCCACAGAAGCATTTGTAGAGACGGTAGAATGCCAGCAGGGCGGTGGAGTTTGTAGAAGCCCGGCAATGGTCGGTGATATAGTCCGAAAATGCGGAGGGCAAACGGTGTGGCTTTCTTCGCCCGTCAATTTCCCTCAGCACGGATCCCGCTGGTTTTACACTCATATCAGACCTACTCGTAACGAATGATGTAGTTTACCACCGTGAATGGGCTCATGATATTCATAGGGCTGCTGCTTCCCGCCGTTGACAAATTCGCATATCCAGTGGCTGTGTGACTATCGCCGCCCATGCCGCCCACAAAAACGATCGTGCCTCCGACGCCAAGTCCATAGGTATTCGGCGCTCCATACAGATGAGTATGTCCAAAGTCCGAGTGTGCATGGCTTGCCATCTCTCCCCATGCCTGTGTATGCGCCTCCGCGCCTCCGACAGTCGCCAGCGTCCTGTTGGCACCAGTTGCCCCACCTTCATTTGTCTTCCCCTGACCTACTCCAATTGGCATTCTTGCCTGCATGTTAGGGACACCGAAGTTTCCGGCCGTGCAATCAGCGCTTACGTATCCTCTTGATGCCGAAGTGTTCCAGGTCGTCCCGTAGACAAGGTAAAGTTCACGATAGTCGCCCGACTGAGGAAGGCACTGGCCCTGTGCAAGAACATAACCCGTGGGGGGCGTTGACGCCGGCCACATGAACATGGACCCTACTGGCGCTCCTGAGGGGCCTATCGCTCCGGCTGGGCCTATCGCACCTGCCACCGAGATATTCCACCCTGTATACGTGCCCGACCCACCCGTGCTGCCCGTGGCCGGAATGGTGATCTTGATCGCCCCGGTGCTCGAGTTGTACGTGTCGATGAATCCGTACATGAATTGGGTAGGATTACTCACATAGGCGCAAAGCACCCACATATTGGAGGCAAAAGAAAGACCGGGGGATGTTGTTATGTTGATGTAGTCCACCCCCGTGCCGATGGTGAGCGATCCGCCATAGTACACCGAGGTGTTTGCCCCGCCTCCCGCCGGTTGAAATTGTGTGGAATTGGCAAATGCCGCTGTGCCCAGGGTGCCGCCATTTCCAATGTTGAGACTCGCGTTGTCGGTGCCCGAAAGGGTGAGGCTGTTGTTGATCGTGAAAGTCTTTCCTATCGCGATCTGCCAGGGGGAGGCATTCGTCCCGGCGCATGCGCTGTTGTAAACCCATGTCTTCTTTACGGGGTCGTAGGAATAACATTGCACGGACTGGGAACGGGCAAGCCCGGCCATGAGCAGGACGAGCACGACGAAAGTGAAAATGGGTGACGCCCAGGAAAGACTTGAATGTTTGGCGTGTGTCATCGTGTTCTCCTTGCAGGTGCTGTCCGGTTTAGTTCCGATCCGTACTTCCTGAAGTCCTCGGCCGCTTTCTGCCGAAACTCCTCAACCAACTGAGGCAACCCGCCAGCATTCTTTACCCGGTCGATTGCCTCATACATGTTTCCTCCAACCGCACGCACCTGTTCGTTGACTATTTCGTTTTCTATCTCGTATGGCTTGAGAGAAACCCGTCGCAAGCTATCCCGAAAGGCATTAGCCGTTCTCACCTCATATTCCGGAGCAGAGATGGATGTCTGGCGGCCGCGGTCGGCACTTATTAAGGCGTCGGGAATGGCTGTGGCTGGATGAACGGGCTGAGCAGGGCCGGGAACCAAACCATGTGGAGTTTGGCCCTGCTCAGCCGGGAGTCTCCTGGCGGCTTGTTCGCCAACGTACATTACTCCTTTCTTTGCGGCATCACCGGCGATATCCTTACCGAGCCCGGAGAAGTCGACTGCGCCGCTCCCATGTCTCCGAAGCAACTTATTTGCTGCCCGGGCCTTCGACATGGTACTCCCCGTAAACTGTGCGGCTGTATCGAGCAACTTGTTTTCCGGTGACTGCAGCCTTGCAAGGCCAGAGGGAACGCCGGAGACAAGAGCTTCTTTTGCCAGCCGCTTTATGATCTGCTTCGCCGCCATTTTTGTCAGTACGGCGCCTCCTCCGGTCAAAGGGGCAAGGAGCGCGTCGGGTACTTGCTCACCCCCGGCGTTGAGTATGTATTCGAAAGCATTTTCCGGTTTGGCATAGTCTTGAAATCGTTGATAGGTTTTGGATTTCAATATGGGACGGGCGATGGTCATCCCCGGTATCTGGTCCTCTATCGAATCCAGGGCAAAGCGTGCCCACCCGCGAGGCTTTACATGACGGCGGGCGTATTCAAAAGGAAGGTCCGCCAATTCGTGATAGGAAAGCGCACCTTTTGCCATTCCTGCCCCTATCGTGGCAGCCGTGTGTAAATATCTTCCCGGTAGCGAACGTTCTATGCTCTTCTGCCCAGCTGTCGCTTCAGGCTGTCTCGCCCCTGTCCCCTTGCTCCCATAGTCGTTCCCATTCATGTCTCACCCCTTGTTCTGCGTTCGTTCTTTACGCTCTTTCTCTTTCCCTTCCTCCGCCCGTCGCCTTTCGCGTCCCTCGTCCGAGGGAGCGGAAGCGACCGGTCGTCCCTCGTCCGTCGCCGTTCTTCACTGTTCACTTTCCGCTTTCCACTGTCTTTCCTCACCTCGCATACCACGTCCCATTTGCACTGAATATCCTCCTTCCCGTGTTCTGGGTCAGCACGAGGTTTGCCGCGCTGTTTATGGTTCCCGCACTCGGCGTCACCACTGCATTCGAGGCTCCGGTATTGAAGATGTCGTACCAGGAGCCGTCGGGCACGCTGTTGGCTGCCGGTAGCGTGATGGCCGCGGCATTGCTCACCATGATGGTTTGAAAGAGGTCGACCGAGTTTGCGGTCTTGTTGGCCGAGACCGGAATCGTCGGGAGCACCGGCAATGACCCGGGGGCACCTCCGGCCACGACACCGGTGTAGACCGCGGACAGGCTCGCGTTGAGCAGCGTCGAGTACCAGGAGGCAGTGACGGTTGTGAGGTTGGTCGTCGAACTGTAGGACGAGCTCTGCACGACCCCGATAATGTTCGTCCCCGTGATCGACGCCATTACTGACGTCCCCGAGAGGTAGACGGCCGTCTGATTACCCAATACGCTGAATTGAGCCTGGGAGGGTTGTCCCGCGACAGGACCGACATACGTCGCCTGTGACGTCTGGGGCACCCACTGAAGGGTAGAGGGCTGGATCTGAGCCTGGCTCGACACGTTGTCCTTCGACCAGACGAGATTCCCGTCCTTGTCGAAAAGGACGAGCTTCGTGTATCCCGTGAGCCACACGTCTGCCTCGCCGGACGAGTCGAGCGTGATCGGGTTGTTGTTCGACACGATGCCGCTCGAGTCGGTGTAGGTGACCTGGGGGTACGAGGGGGCAATGCCGAATTGCACGGTGGTTCCCGGCTGCACGGTATAAAGAAATCCGCCGGACAACGGTGAGCCGGTACCGGGACAGAAAGCTTTGAATCTAGGGTACGGAGAAATGCTCGGGTTCATCGTGTCACCTCCTGTAGTAACGCGAAAGTCGAATCGCGAATCGCGAAAGTTGAGATGCAAGCACAAAAGACGATCTCGAAGACGAGACGTGGACAACCGCAAAAACAATAACCGGGACGAACGTCACGAATTCCGGACAAAGGCCGTTTCGGGCTCTGAGTTTCGCGTTTCGCGATTGCATCAATACTTTCGCGTTCAGAAGTTGATCCCATACCTCTTTCCTTCCTGTATGTCGTCGTTGAGCTCGTCGAGGCCGCCAAGGTCCGTGTCGATGCTGATCGCGTCGACCTGCTTCGCCCGCTCCTTCACCGTCTCCACCGCTTCCCTGATCGTCTCCCCGAAGGCTATCACGGCACCCAGGGAGTCGAAGGGGGGCACGCTGTAGTAGTCGCCCCGGTGCTTGACCGCCATGCGGAGCTTGACCCATCGGCGCAGCTCTTTCGGGAAGGTGATGTTGACGAAGGTCTTGCACGCCTCGCTTGATTCCATGGAGATAGCCGCGCAGTACTTGTGCTTCATCACCGGGGCCGCTTTCTCTCCCGTGGCCATGCCGTAGATCACTTCCGAATAGTTCTCGATCAGCTCGCTCTGGATGGCGGCGACCCCGGGCGCCGCGAGCCGTATAGTGGGATCAAGGAGGTAGGGCGCGCGGTCGCGGCCGATCTTGATCTCGGCCGAGTAGAAGAAACGGGTCTTGTGCTTCGCGAACTCCGGGGAGAAGCCTTGGTGGATGGCGCGTAATGCCTCAGGAAACTGCTCTTCGGTCTGGTAGACCCTGCCGATGTAGCCCGAACCCCTTCGCTCGTAGCCGCACATGGAGGGGAAGAGAAGCTCCCCGTCGAAGGTAATGGCGTCGAGGCCCGGCTCCACTCCGGGGAGCAACTCTTCACAGACAAAGGTCACCTCTTCCTTATAGGGGCCTACCTTGTACGCGATGTAGTCGATACGAGACTCGGACGATTTGAAATCCTGGTGCTTGAAGCTCTCGGAGATCCCCCGGAATGAGTTGTCGACCTTGATGTAATAGTCCTTGTGGGATTTGCAGAACTCCTCGAGTGCGGCGATGCCCTTTATCCGGTGCGTCTCCTGGACGGGCAGGCCGTTCTTGCTTTGCATCTGTCTGCCATACCACCGGTCGAGCTCGATCTTCTCGGCGGCACCGGCCCCTGCCACGGGGTAGTCGTGCTCTTTCAGATACTCCGTAATGTCCGAGCAGGCGGTGTCGGGGACAAAGATGAGGTCCGCCTCATCCACGCGGTCCCAGAAAGTCCCAACCCGTTCCATGCCGTCCAGCCCTTCCCCGATCTTCCCGCGGAAAGGCTCGGGAAATGCTTCGGCCCAGGGGCAGAAGTACTTGACCGAGGCGAAATCGCGCAGGAGGCGGAGGGCATTCTCGGTAAAGAGGCCGAAATCGTACACGAGTGCGTGCTTGTTCTTCAGGTCCATGGTTTAACTCCTTCTTGTCGCCTGTGCATGTTGGCCGAAGACGCCAATCGTCCCGTCGGCCGACGATGGTTTCGCCTGATGCTTCCGTTTGATCCTTTTGTTCTCAATTCCACACATCATCGTTTCCTTTATCCCCGCACCGTGTCATGCTTTGGAGTGCCTTGGCCCGCGCGCCTAGCGTGGCTCACCTGAGCAACACAAGCGGGGCAACGTACTAAGTGGGGCCAACCGCTCAGGGCTGGTCGAGAAGGTATGCTCTTCTCCCGAGGCACGGGCTGTCTCGCGGTGCGGGAGCCGGCGCACTGCTTAATTGGCCGGACACGTATGTAAACCCTCCGGCCGCACGCAGCTCTACTCCAACAACCGCTCACCTCGGCGATGCCTCCGTATTGTCCTTAATTTCCGACATTCCGCTTGACCTCCCGTCCGGCTTTCGGTACACTTGTTTCACGACCCGTTGGAAGTCCAGAAAGGTCCCTGGAGGGGCTCCTTTCCGAGGAGTTGACCCGATGGAGGAGTTAGCCGCCCTCCCCGACGGGTCTGTCTTTCTATGCCCGTCTACCACAACAGCCACCCGTCTTCCCGTGCGAGGTCCCGGGCTTTGTCAAGGTTCCCTCCGGCCCTCCGCACGTACTCCCTTTGCAGATCGTGATCGGTCAGCCAACGCAATGCGGCGTTGTCTTTAATCGCGGACAATTTCGACTTGGCCTCCTGTCCGATTTTCGGTACACTGGTCCCACGACCCGTTGGAAGTCCAGAAATTTCTGTTACGGCCCCTGGAGGGGCTCCTCTCTGAGGAGCGGACCCGATGGAGGTGTGGCCGGCCTCCCCAACGGATCTGTCTTTTATGCTGGGAAGTTTGGGATAGGGTTCGGAGCTTTTGACGAAGAAGGTCTTGTGTAACAACAAACGCCCCTCCTCCTCCCCCACCCTCGTCACGAGCGTGTGATACTTGTCGTACCGTTTGATGAAGACGTAGCCGGCCCCCCGTCCCGGACGTTGGTCGATCTTTATGTCATCCCAGTGGGCCAGCATGTCGGGGATCGTGCGGTAACGGGCCGGAATGTTCTCCGGATGGTGGTTGACGTGGTGGTCGAGGAAATAGGCCTCACCCGTGTACACCTTCGGGTCCTTCACGCCCATCCTCGCCATGGTATCTGCGTCTATCTCGCCGACCGGCACCAGTTCGTTTTTGAATCGAGAGAATATTTCCTTGCGCGTAGGTTTTGAGTGTTTGAGCCGTCCGATCTGGTCGATGAAGCCTTGGATGGTCTTCTGATACCATGTGTCGGGGAGTCTCAGAGGAAAACGGGTTTCAGGGGCTGTGGGCGACGTGTCGGTGAGCTTCTTCCCCACCCGTTCCGCCGCCCTCCCCGCAGCCCCCATCTTCCCCATCTTTATGAGTTTTCCCGCCAACCCGATGCCGCCGGCCACAGTAAGGGCCGTGTCTATGGGATGGTCCATGGCATAGCCGAGAGCTCTCCCCGGGATTCCCAGGGGATCTTTGACATTCGCCGTGACGAACTTCTTTTCCTTCTCCCACGTCTCATCGAGCGCCTGCATGGTTCTCCTGCCTCTCTCGGGATCGAGGTACTCCGGGGGGACCTCCGGGGCGTGGCCGGGACCCTTGGAGAAGCGCGGTAGAAAGGGGGAGTACGGGTCTGTTTTGATTTGCGCTTCCTTGTCGAGGGCGGCGAAAGGCGCCATGCCGTAGATGAGCGGCCCCGTTAGCATTCCTCCCACCGTCTGGACCGGGTGTCGCACAGCGTCCACGTAATTTTCGACGTTGTTCCTGATCCCCGCCGATACCCTCCGGGTTTTCTCGTTCTGTCTACCCCACTCTTCGGGCGGGGGCGTCTTGTATCCGGGCTGGCCCTGCCCCGAAGGGTTTTTCGCTCCCCACGCCATGGACCAGGCCTGCGGCACGCTCCGGGGCAGCATGTCCGCGCCGGGTGCCATATTGACAGCAGGAGTGTTGCCGGCCGCCGTCCCCTGGACGTTCTTCGGGCAGGCCGTCTTCAAATACTGGAGGGTCGGCGTGCTCACCGCCCCGTAGTCTTTGTTTCTCAGTGCTTTAAGGTCCTGGGTGGGGACCCGGGACAGGTCGTACTGCATCAGGCTGCTCCCCGCCGGGCAAGCTCGGCGTCGATGGCGTTCATGTCCAGGCCCGGTGCTGACGCACCGGCCGTTTCTTCCCTGCCTCCCCGCGCCCTGGCAGAAAGCTCGTTGAGCGCCCCCATCTTGCGGGCAGGGTCGAGGGCCTTATCGGCGAGGATCGACCGGATGCCCCGGGCGATATCGGTGAACCCCCGGGAATCGGGCAGGTACCGGGGGAGGTTCACGGCATTTCCCGCTGCCCCGTTGACGCTGTGAAGAAGGCGCAACCCCATGTTCATGATGGCTGGATTGTCCGACTCCATCATCTTGAGGCCGGTGGCAACATACCTCTCGTATTGCCCGGCTAACGCGCCCGGGCGGGTCGAAGAGCGTGCAGTTCGGGAGTCGGGAGCCCGCGAAGCGCCGCCATTGCCGGCCCGCCACGACTCGGCGAGGCCCAGGGGCACCATGCGCGCGGGGTCCTTGGCTGGATAGTAGGGAAGGTGGCGGATTCCCCTGCCGTCCGCTTCCGGGTGGTAAAGAAGGTTGCTCGCCCGCCGCGGCCCCGTATGCCAGGGAAGGCTCGGTTCATTCGGGAATTGCAGGGGGTCGACCGGGTCCTGGGGTCCGAAGGGAATGTCGTAGTCCATGAATCACCTCCGTTGCCGTGAAATCGTCATAATAGAAATCCCCGCCGTCACTGGCCCCATCCCCAGCCTGCTCCGCCCCAGCTGTTCGCGCCGCTCGCATTGCCGTAACCGCCGTAGTCGGTGTAACCACCAATGTCCTGGCCCCAACCCCAGCCATCCCCTCCCCAACTGTTCGCGCCGGTCGTGTTGCCGTAACTACCGTAGTCGGCATCGCTTGACGGGACAGAGTCGCCCGAGAGGGTACGGTTTTGTTTTTGGTTCCTTTCCCACCTGTCCAGCGCCCCTATCCCGTAGTTTGCCAGGTTCCCGAAGCCGGAGGCCCAGGCGTTGGCCGATCCTGTCCGGCCGGCGCCGAGGGCGTTTGCCGCGTTCACCAAGCTGTTGCCGATGCTCGTGGCCGCTTGCTCGCCTTGCGTCCCGAGGTTCGTGGCCGTCACCTGGCCTATTCCCGCCATGGTCGCGAGGCGGTTGAAGGCGTTCGCCTGCTCCTGGTTCCACCGGTTGTAAGCGTTCTGGTATTCGGTGGAGGCGAGGTTCTGGCCGTAGTCCTGGAGCGCCACCCCCATGTTGCCGGAGCCGTAGTTTCCGGCTGCCGCTCCCGAAGCTGCGAGGGCGTCTATCCCCTGCTGTTTGCGCCACTCGTAGGAAGGGTCCACGTTCGCCTTGAAATCGTCGATCGTGAACCGTCTGTTGAGGTCGCCGTACCCGGGAAGGCCCGAGGAGGCACCGGCGGCCCCGGCGGCATCGCCGTATGGCGTGGTCTCAGGGCCATATCCCGCTTTGTAGGTGAAGTCCATGCCCTGGTTCTGCCCGTAGTCCCGCCAATATTCGTAAGGAGAAATGCCCCACTGGCCAATGACCGACGACAAGGAATCACCGCCATTCGTTGACGGGTGAGCCTTAAGAAAAGCTTCGCTGTCGAAGGTCGACTCGTTCTGGACAGGGGCGACAGCGGCGATCTGTTCCGGGGTAGCAAGACCGAGAGCAACCTGGAGGGCGTTGAGTCCCCTGTTCCCCGCTTGGTACCATGGCATCTGCATTGCCTGTGATTGCAGCCACTGGTTGTAACTCATCCTGCCAGACTGAGCACTGGCATCAGCCATTTGATCGGCCGCATCCCCCTGAGCGTCAGCCTGCTGGGACGAATTATACATGCTCGCTCCTGCCCCTATAACCGCGCTGGCTCCTATCGCCGTCGCTACACCTGACATGGCTTGACCTCCTTGGCCCGGGCATGTGTCGCTAACACCACGGCCTGCCTGTAATCAATCGTGATTTCTTCACCTTCGTTGATGCCGCGACCCGTCACGAGCCAGACATCCCCGCTACCGTCGAGAATCATGTGGGCATTCGGTCTACTCGAATGGTTCGTATACCTCCCCAGTTGCGTTCTCATCCCCTCAATACGCGCCAGGCCAATATCGGCCCCTATCGTGAAGGCCCTTGTCGCGAATATCCCCATGCCTTCTATCGGGGATGGAGCTACCACCACCCCGAGGGAAGCAAGGTCTATGTCTCTCCGGTCTGTTTCATTTTCGCTTTGCACTCTCACAAGTTCGCGACTAAAGCCTATTTCGGCCAACATCCTGCCAAAGTCCGCGCGGTCTATATTGATTTGCTTTTCCGGCTTCACCTGGCCCGTAGCAAAATCAAATACGCCGTCGTCTTCGAACTGTTCCGCTTCGATCTTGTTGAGGTCCGTCTCGTCGGTAAGGTGAATGGTGATCCAACGTGAGTCCTCATGCGCGAGGCCGATACGCTTTGACCCGGCTTCACCTATTTCGATCTGGGGGGCCGTGATGCGCTTTTGTCCTCCCTGAGTTGGGATCGTCATATCGCCGGTAAGCATGATTGATATGTGCTTTGTCCTGTGGGTCTTGCTCGTGAGCATCACGCCCGCCGGTATGGTGATTTCCCTGATGTAGGCACCCGGTACAAAATAGTGCTTCGGTTCAATCACGACTTGGGGATACGATTCCATCATTTTCTCTGCAACTGCTATTTTGTCGCGTAACGCCGATTTTGTGAGCATCTACTCTCCTAATACCATTCCGTCCAGCAATAGACGGTCGCGGCCGCAGCCGAATCCACCTCGTAATAGTTCCCGGGAAGCACCACGAAACTGATCGGGATGGGGACGTTGTCAGCCCCCGCCATGTTCATCTTCGCTACTTCCGTTGTGGGAGGGTTGGACGCATCGGAGTAGACATGGAGCACGTCCGCTATCGCTCCGGTGTAGTAGAAGGATGAGGTGACGAACATCGGTCTGGCCGACGTGTTCCGATAGACGGTCCCTACCGCTCTCGATGCGGTGACGACGGCCTGCACAGTCCGAAACTGGTCAAAAAGTTCCTGGAACCACTGCCGGGCCTGTGCGGGAAGTTGGGGAAGCCATGAGAAGTCGAAGGGCTTTATCACGCGCTCACCTCCGCATACGCCCCCATGATCACTCTCTTGCAGGGATCGCTTATCGTGATCCTCGGAATAAAGCCGTACGGGTGATACCCGAGCTTGCGCCAGGCTGCCCTGCACCTGTACTGGCCCGTCGTGCCGAGCGATGCGGCGTGCTCGTTGCTCCACGTGTGGCCGTTGTCGTCCGACCACGCCAGGCTCAGGCCCCCGCCAACGCCCGTTTCCATGTCGACGAAGAGACGGTGGATCATGACCCCCTCGAAGCCCTGCCTGTCGAAGACGGGGAGCGCCGTCCTTACGGCCACGATCGGTTGTCCGTTGTCCGTGTAGATGCCCGTTGCCATCCTGTAGATGTTGCCCGAGGCATAGTCTCCCACGAGGTGGAGGCCGTTGAAGGAGGCGTAGCAGTTGCCCACGTGCCTGCCGATAGTGTACGGGCTCCCCGTCCAACTCGAGCGCTCGTGCCACATGAGGGTCGAGGCGTCGTAAGCGAAGGTAGCGTTCGCCGAAGGGAACGTGAGCACGTAGAAGGTATGGCCGTTTTCCGTGTAGCAGTACCCGAAGGCGTCGGAGATCGTGGTGAACCGGCCGATCTGGTAAGAGATCGCGGCCGTGGAGATGATCTGGGGCACCCCCGCCTGCAGCTCCACGACGCCGACGAACTCCCCCGTGTCGTTGTTCCGTGCGGCAGCGAGAAAGAATATGCTGTTGTCGCCCCGGGCAACAGACCATGGGGCCACGGTGCCGTAGTCGATGACGGCCCCCGACATGCGGGCGAAGGGAAAGCCCGTGGAGGTAGGGGTGCCCGCGTCGTACCAGACCTCCGAGGTGTGGGTCTTGATGATCCAGAGCTGCTGGTGGAGGTTGAAGACGCACTTGATGGGGTCAGGAGAGGCTGACACGGGGGAAGTCGCAAGAGCGTTCCAACTCGTCCCGTCGTAAAGGTTCGAGGCATAGGCCGACATGGAACCAGCCACGCCGATGACGAAATACCCATCGATGTAGTCGAGGGTTACGGGGTTGCCTGGCCAGCCGCTCGTGAAGGCAGAAGGGGTCGCCGTGGGGGTGAATGTCGCCCCGCTCGTCGCACCCGTCCACGTGTGGGAGTTGTCGGGAGAACCGGTGACGCTGGCGACTTTCAAGGGGCCGGACGACGAAGGGGGACCGCCTATGAGGATGGACGTCGCCCCGCTCGTTGCCTGAGTCACGGTTTCCTGGTTGACGAATGTCCCTGCCGCCACGGAGCCTGTGATGTTCGACCCCTGCGTGCCGCAGGTGAAAAAGTTGCCCGTACTCACGTTGTAGATGTAGCCGTTCGTCCCGTCGACGATCATGAGCTGGTTGCCCCCGATCCCGGAAGCGGCAAGCCCGTTGTTCTTCATCTGCACGCGGCCCACGGACGAATTGAGCGTGCCGAGGACCGGGGAAACAACACCCGAGGGTGTGACCGAGTAGAGGCGGTTCCCCGACACCACGTAGAGGAGCCCGTTGAACGGGTGCATGCCCCTGATGACGTTCTTGCCGAGGGCCGCCCACAGCTCGGTGCCCGGCGTACCGATGAGGGCCATGACGGTCCTGGAGCCGTCCGGGGCGAGCTCGGGGTAGAGGTTGACCGAGCGCGAGCAGTTGAGCGAAGGAGAGACGCTGTTATAGGTAGGGCCGCAGAAAGGGATGATCATGGTCGTCCTTTAGGTCAGGCTGCAGGTGACTGTCACGTTGAGGGTGTCGCCGCCGATGACCGACCTCGATGCGGAGAAATCGTTTGCGCCGAGAAGGGTGCCCGCGGTTCCGCCCCTGGTCGCGTTATCCACGAGGCCCGCCCCGTAGATGGTGGTCGTCCCGTTCATGGTGAAGCTCGCGGGAGACGCCGAGTTGTCCACGGAGCCGTTCGCGACGGTGCCGCCCGTCCACGCCGGTCGGCTCGCGTTCGAGTAGTTCGTGTCCTCGGACCATCCCGAATGGGACGCCATGGTGTCTGCCGCGACCACCGTGCCCGTGCCTTTGAGGAAGACGTACCACGAGGGTGTCGACTGGCCGGTCCTGAGCGTGGCATCGAGATACTTGTTTCTCCCCGCCGCGGTGACGAGGTTGTCGAACTCCTCGGCCCACATGACTTTGCCGCTCCTCACGCATTCGACTCTGTAGTGCTGCCTCAGCCTGATCGATAGATCCATATTCGTTCTCCTTAAACGAAAAAAGTCACCGGCTCCCCGTCTATGACGAAGGCGAGGAACCTGCCCACACCGGGAATGGTGCCGTAGAATGCGGCCTGCGCGGAAGCCGCCACAACCGAGGCGGCGGCCATGGTCGCCCTGGATGAGGCGAGCATGTCGACAGCGTGGGTGAGGCCGATCTGCGAGACCAGTATGGCGCGGTTGCTTAATGCGAGGTCATTGAGGGATGCCGCGAGCGACGCGGACGTCGAGAAAGCCGATCCCCCTGTTCCGGCGATGCCCGCCGCGGCCGCCAGAGCGGAAGAAACGATCGCCCGGAGCTGCTGACTATCGCCCAGAGATGCGCCGGACGAGAGGCCCGATACATTGACGAGTATCCCCCGGGAGACAACCGGGTCCATGATGGTCGACGAGAGAGAAGAAAGGACCGACAGGAGCATCGTCGCCGTCTCTCCCATATCGGGGGACGCCGAGACCGACGCGGAGACGCTGTACGTGCTTCCGCTCGCTGCCTGTACGCCGCAGCGGATGGAGTAGTCCCGGGCAATCCCGGTCCCCACCCCGAGGGACGCGGGAAACCCGCCGGTGTAGTTCGCCAGTATGTAGGCGCAATTCCCGGCTGATGCGTCGTTGTAGTACTGCGTCTGCTGGTCGTTCGACGTGACGGCGATGACGTAGCTGGCACCGCCGGTGAGTGTCGCAGGGCTCGGGGAGATGTTGGCGTTCGTCCGCCCCTGCCAGCCGGCAGTTGTGGAGAGGGCGAATGAGTCGGTCGAGGCGATGAGCGTGCTGCGGTCGGCGTTGTAGACCGCGATGCGGGCGTTCCCCGAGCCCGAGCAGTATGCGGAGAGCTCCCTGATGGCCTGGCTCCCGGAGCCGGGACATGTCCATGTCGCGCTACTGTTGAAGAGGGTGTACCCCCCGGCCGCGCCCGACTGGGAGCCGATGACATTGTATCCGAAATAGCTTGTGGGTGCCTTGAAGGAGGCGGTAATGAACGTACAGGTGTGCCCCGTCGCCCACGACATGCTCGTGGTGATACTCGTCTGGATCGAGGATACGACCGCGTACTCCATGGTGGAGCCGAGAGTCGATACGCTCACCATCGACATGGGCGTCGAGCCCGCCTGGCCTGCCGTGTAGTCCTCGTAGCCCGCCGCAATGGAAACCGCGCCGACAATGAGCTCATCGGCTTGCGTGGTCGAAAACTGCGCGGACGTGACCGATGAAGCACCGGTATCCACGATTGTCGGGTCGGGAGCGGCATCCAGGGGCGACACGGTATCCACACCCGACCACTGGCCGACGACGATCTCCCGGTAGGATACGGAAGCGGTGAAGGTTGCAGTTATGACGTTGGTGCCGTTGCCGCTGACGTTCCGGGCGTAGAAGAGCTCCGACGCACCCAGGTTCGGCGAGTTGACGGCGAGATTGCCGACCCTGGTAAAGGTATTCCCCGCGGTGTCCGACAACGTCGCGGTCGTGGAAAAGTCTGTCCCGTGCTTCACGAGGACAACAAGCAGGTTCCCCGCGACGCAGTCGAACGACGGTGACACGACCGTGGTGTCCGATACATTGAGGCCGGCATAACTGACGGTGTTCACGAATGCTATCGCCACCGCAAGGCCTCCCCGATCCTCCTCCACGCCCTCTTCCACCACGGTGGCCGGAAGAGTACCTCGAGCACGAGGTCGAGCTTCCGTATTACCTCGGCGAGGTCGGAGCCCTTCTCCTGCCTGCTCTCTCCCGTGATCCTTATCTGCCCCCTCATGAGGACACCTTGCCCGTGAGCCTGTAAGTAAGGTTCACCGTCACCGGGGTGGCCGTGGGGAGGCTCACGACGAGAGAGTCGGCCATGTTCGTCTGCTCGTAGTCCATGCCGGCCGAAAAGAAGAGGTACATCCCTCCCGACCTGGGGTTGTAGATGCCCCCGAGAATGGCGCCGGAGGCGCACTTGAGCACCACTTCGCCGGTCACATCGCTGCTCACCGAAAGCTTTGCCGCGAATACCTGGATGAGCTGGCCCGCGGAAGCCGTAAGGAGGGTGTTGTCTCCTGCCTGGTTGACGTTGAAGCGCCGGTTGAGGACGGGCTCCCCCACGATCTCCACCTCGGCGCCGAAGGACATGTCCGCCGCCACATGGAGGTTGCCCATCTCGTCCACCCAGGGGATATTGAGACGCCCCGTGCTCTGGTCCTGCCCGTGAATGATCACCTCTGCCATGGTCTCACCTGTCAGTCGTTATGTTGTACGGTCCCTTCCTCGCCGGAAGATCGGGCGTCATGTGGAGGCGTTCGTGGTTCATGCGCTCCACCACATTCTTCGAGTCCCGGGCAAGGGCCGCGATGTCGCCGGGAACCGGGCTCGAATGCTTGAAATACGACCGGTAGAGGCGAAGTGCGAGGTTATAGAGAAGTGCCTCATGATAGGCGGTCTGGAAGCTCACCACGTCCGTGAGGCCGGCGAACTCGGTCAGGGCTTTTTGCTGCCCGAGGAAAAGGGTGTAAGGGGCGTCGGGGGCCGGGTAGAGCCATATCACCCCGGTCTGCACCGTTGCCTGGGCGAGCCCCTCGTCAAAGTAGATAGATAGCGGCCGCCCCGTGACGATCTCCTTGTCCCCGTACCCATTCCACTCGTCCATGCTCACGATGTCGAGCCTTGAGTCGACCTTGCTGTTGTCACGAATAAAGGCATCGGTGATCCCGGAGGGTTTGGGCGTGTTGAAATCGCCCCCGAGGCCGATGGTGTAGGCGTTCTTTCCGGCAGCGAGGGGAAACTGCTCCATGAGGGTACCCGACACCATGAGCCCGTCCACGGACCACGCGTCGAGCATGAGGTTGAGCCGCCTGAGCCCGTTCGTGAGCTCCGCGGGTGACGGCGCCTCGTCGAGCTGCACGGCGCCGATGGTATCGATGGCAAGGGTGATAAGCTGACCGACGGTAATGATCATGTGGGCCACCTTTTGGAGAGATGCGCTGTCTGGAACCCCCGTTCGTTTATCGTGAGGAACATGCCGTAGCGCTCGGCTATCCTGTCACGGTAGGCGAGGTCCTTGTATGTTGCCGTGGGGCGGGTGTCGACACAGACGCCTTGTGCCTTGTCGTAGAGCCGGTAGCGGCCCGCCCTTATCTTGGGCGATGCCTCCCGGAGCATGTCGAGCATGGTCTGGCCCACGTCGTCCACTTTTTCCGTGCTCGCCCTCTTCCTCAAGGGCATTGCCGCCCCGCACATGGGACAAAACGCCCGCATCTGCTCGGTGAAATCCACCGGGGATCTCCGCCACCATCCCGGCTCGACGGGCCAGGCTGTCTCCTTCTGCCCTGTCGCCATGGCGAGGGCCGCGGCCACTTCGCAGAAGAAGGCGCCATGAGGGTTGATGGACGCGCTCCAGGTGTTCTGCACCCAGCACTTGTCGATGAGATACCAGGCCATCCAGGACTCCATGCCGAGGTCGCACGGGGGCACGAGGATGGGCGCGTGCATGATGTCGTCCCTGGTCTGGTCGTTGAGGAAGACGTTGCCGAAGGTCCTCGCAATAACGTCCCGGTGGCGTTCGAACCCTTTCGGGAAGCACGTCCACAGGCCGCAGCGCTCGGGCGGGATCTTTTCGTGGAGGTAGTCGCACATGGCCTCGAAATCAGGATGGAGAAGAGGCTCACCCCCCATCATGCCCGTCATCTTCGGAAAGTCGACGAGTGAATCGACCGCCCGGGTGAAGGTATCGAAGCCCATGGCATAGGGCTTTGCATGGTGCCCCACGAGGCGGGTACAGTTGGCGCACCCCACGGGGCAGTTGTTCGTGATCTCGATCTGGATGGTGTCCATGTCGAGTAGTGGTCTCATAGGTCTCTCCAAGGGTGGCCGAACTGTTGCGAGCCGTCCTTTTCTGTCGACGCGCCCAGGATGTGCACAATGATGGATGTGTCATGCCGAGACAAAAAAGGGGCTCCTTCTCCAATCGATGCCTGTGGCTCTGCAATACATAACAAGGCCGGAGAGAATTTTGATGCAGAGCGCGAAGCGGGGACGGCGCCCGGACCGGAGCATACTTCGTGCGTATGTGAGGATCCGGGCCCGGCACCGGCGACAAAGCTATGCGCAAAATTATCCCGGCCCCTCATACCACCCCCCACTCTCTCAGCTTCTGTTTGAGCAACACGACCTTCTTCTCCGCCGGCACGCGGTATTCGTGGTAGAAGATGCAGGGTGCGCCGTAGCTCGCGCAGATCTCGGGGATGAGCATATGCTTGAGGCCGTAACGGGCAATGTTGCGGGAGACCACGTAGTCGTCGATGAGGTGCTCGGGCCTTATCACCGTGCCAACCTCTTCGACCGTGGGGTGGATGTTCTTCACCGCCTCCCCGAGAGTGAGGTCTTCCAGGGGGTGCCAGTAGTCGAGGCACCAGTCGGACGCGATGCCGCACCAGTTGCCCTTGCCGATCCACCGCCGGTCGCGGAGGAAATACTTGTCGGGGGTAAAGCGGACGGGCACGAAGTCGGAGCCGTAGGAAACGGTGACGTCCTTGCCGATGACGGCGGTGACGTCGAAGAAATCGGGGTGGAGCAGCGCGTCCGCGTCGAAGAAGACGACCCAGTCGCTCTGCCGCTCCTTCTCCATCTCCCATATCTGGAACTTCTCGTAGACCGGCGGCATATCGGGGTGTCTGCGCTGGTCGATCACGTGGAAGTCGGCCCCGATCTTTGCCGCGAAGGCCTTCAGGAGCGGGAACGTAATCGCCGTGATGTCCGGCTCGTAGTCGTCGACCGCCAGCGTGTAGAGTGTCTTTTTCAATTGCCTCTCCAAGGTCTCTCCTTTCGATGCTTCATTTATGAGGGCGAGGGGCTATCGAAAGGAGGGGCGGCCTGGTTGCCCGCCTTAAGTGCCCCCCGCCCTCGAACTTCGCCGTGCTCGGCGGGCCGGAACTCCGGCCCGCTTCCTATTTCTTCTTTCCCGTCAGGCCAGCCCTGGTCTTTGCCACCGGGGCATACGCGGTGGAGCCGCCGGAGGCCCTCTTCGGCGCCGCCTCTGCCTTGCCCTTGCCCGCGCATTTCTTGTCGTTCACGTGTGCTTTGTTGTTGGCTGCCACAGTATCACCTCCCTTTGTTTCTCGCTTTCGCCCTTTCGATTCGCGATTCGCGTTTCGACTTTCGCGTTGTCTTTCCCTACCCTGCTATCCTGCACGCCAGCTCCGGCCGCAATATGTCTGCCCCCCACAGCACGTCGATCCTGCAGGGGAGCGTGTCCGCGTTGATGTCGTAAGCCCTCACTATCCTCATGGAGATCCCGTCGTAGGTCTCCCGGGCCGCGAAGTCGACGCCGTTCGGCATCTCCAGGTCCACCGTGGCGAGGGTCGCAAAGTCCTGGTGGTACGCGATGTTGAGGGGAAAGCTGCCGTTGGCCGCGCCCGAGAGCAGGGTCATGCTCGCCCCGTTCGCGGGAAGGGCCGTCACCGTGCCGTTCGCCACGTTTGCCCCGGCAGCGACGATCGGGGGCGATACGGTAATGGTACAGGTGCCGTTCGCGGCTGCGTTGTTCGTTGGCGAGGTGACGGTGAACATCGCGAGCTGCCCGGTGGAAAGCTGGTTCTCGGGGTTCACGGAAAAAACGTTCGCGAGGGTAAAGACCTCACCCTGGCTGATCCAGTTCGTCGCGTTCGCCGTGATGCCGCCTATGGTGAGGTTGGCCCCCGACTGGTTGGCCCCGGAGACCGCATAGCTCGCCGAGCCCGCGTGGGTGCCGACCGCAAGGAGCGGGATGTTCTGGTCCATGGCGAACTCGAAGCCCAGGGCCGTTCCCATCACGCCTTTCCTGTACTGTTTGGAGATGGAGCCCGAATCCTGGAAGAGGCCGGAAAGGGCGCTCACCGACAGGGCCTGCGCCATGGGAGAAAAGCAGACGCGCCTGTTCTCGTCACGGGGAGTGGCGTACATGTCCATGATTGCCCCGGCGTTGAGGTAGACCTGGGGCGCGTTGTACTGCAGAAGGCCGGTGGTGCTGCCACCCGAGGTGCCCGGCGTCGTTCCCGCCGTGCCCACCTGGTTGAAGACCCTGGGCGTGGTCTTGGCCAGGGCTTTCGCGTCGATGTAGCCCGCGAGGGTAGCCATGGCCGGAGTGAGGATGCGCCTCGAAAAGTCATCGAGGCTCAGCGTGAGCTCTGCGGTGGTGAAGGAGACGTCCACGTGGGACTGGTCGGTGATGGTGACGGGGGTGGTCGTTTCCACGCTGTTCTGCGGCGCGAGGTTCGCGCCGCTCGACACGTAGTACCTGTTGGGGAGCCGCACATTGGCGACCGACCCGATCTTGGCGCCCTGGACGGCGAACTCGTTCGAATACTGCCTGTTCACGTTCTTCGCGAAGACGAGGTTGTTATGAAGCACACGAAGCGCCTCACGAAGGATCATGGCAGGGGTGAGAAGGGTGTTGTTTGCAGTAGTTCCCATAGTAGCTCCTTTTTAATCGCGAAAGTCGAAACGCGAAACTGAAAAGCGTCAATGCGGTTGCTTGTGTTTTGCCCTTCCCAGTTGTTTCTTCGCACTTTCGCCGTGAGCTCCTCGATTCGACTTTCCAATGTCTTCGTTTCTTTGTCTTCCTGTTTCGCGATTCGCGTTTCCACTTTCGCGTTGTCTTTTCTACCTCCCATATTGCTTCTCGTTCCGGCTCCTCATGAACTCGTCGATGTCGACCTTGTCGAGCGGCGTGTCTATTGCCGATCCGTTGTTGACGACGGGTCTCACGGGGGGAGGTGCTTTCGATTGTTGTGGCGCCGGCGACTGGGTTGCCGGACGCCCCTGTGCGCCGAGTCTCGCCACGATCTGTGCCAGCTCGCCGATCGCGAAGTACGGGTTCGACCTGGCGAGGTGCGCGGTCTGCTCCATGTGGTCGTTCAGGTAAAGGATGAGCTGGGGCCCCGCAGGCGAGAGTGCGATGTATTCCGCCATTGCCACGTTTATGGACGCGCCCACATTGTCGAATGCTTCGGGGAGCTGAGGCGCGGTTTTCGCCGCCTCGTCGAGCCTCTGGACGAACGCCTGCTGCACGCTCTCCACGGCCGTCTTCCGGGTAACCGCCTGCCGTATCTGGCCGGCCCGGTAGTCGACCATGTCGTCCACCCACCTCTCCCTGGCCGCCTCGAAATCCTCGAAGGTCTCGAAGTCTTCGATGACGGGTTTGGGAGGCGGGCCCTCGGGCGCCACAGGCACGGGCGCAGGGGCGAATTGAGGCGCAGCAGCACCGGCCGCCCTCCCCTCTGCCACGCCGCGCCAGTACGCTGCCTCTGCCTCGACCTGGTGCGTCCTCTTCCTCAGCCCGATAAGCTCCTTTACCGCCTTGCTGCTTGTCGCCCCTTCCGGTTCCGAGCCGGTCTGTTCGGGGATTTCAGGGGCCTGCGTCTCCTCGCTGCCGGGGGCCGACTCCGGCAAGTTTTCGGCCTGGGTGCTGCCGTTGTTCCGTGATGCGACAAACTCTTCCATGGTCTGTTCCGGGGCTGCCGAAGCCCCCGCGACGGCTGGTGCGGCGGAGATACCGCCGATTGGTTGGTCAGACATGTGTGCGCCTCCTGTTTTTTGAGCCGGGGGGTAAAACCGACGGACGATGGAGGACCGGTCGCTTCGCTCCCTCGGACGACCGCTCCCGGGGCTGCGCCCCGTCCGCTCGGACGCCAAAGCTCGTTTTGTCTCTCTCGTCCGAGCGCACCACGCTTTCCGGTGCGCGGTCGTCCATCGTCCGAGTCCCGAAGGGACGATCGTCCGTCGGCTTTTTCCCCTGTCCCTCGTGCTCCGTCATTCTCTCGCTCCCGAAAAACGGGCCAAACAAAAAGGGCGACAGTAGTAAGTGGTGTAGGCACCTACACTGCCGCCCTCGTTGTTTGCTTGCGTCCACCCCGAAGTTGGCCGACTTCAGGGCAGAACCCGAATTGTGACTATCTACATCCCTGTACCACTCCTCTTGTCATTGTGCTGCAATCCTTGTCTTTGTCCTTCCCTTGACATTCCCGTGGCCTTGCTCGTAGTCTAGTGCCTATGCCGGGGATCGTTTCGGGCGTACAGGTGGGGAGTCGCAAGGCTCATCGTCCACCCCGGCGTTCCAGCTTCTTCGAAAAAAGGCTTCGGCACTTCTGGCCCCCGCTGAATTGGTTTTGTTTTTGTCCTTCTCTTGACATCCCCACAGGTCGCTCGTAATCTAGTACAAGTGCCGCGAAGGCGTTTAGGACGTAGGAGAGGGGCGCGAACGGCGAAAGCTTGAGCGTATCAACTCGTCGCGGCCTTAACAATGTGCAGACTGGTAGGGCAGACAGTGCCTCGCTTCGTCCGCGCCTCTTCCACGTAATAGATCGTGCCGTTTATTCTCTTTTTGTAGAGCACCGCATCCCGTCCCACCTTTGTCTTTCCAACGTACTCGACGACATCCGCTGTCTCCACGATCTCCGGGATCCGAGCGATGTCTTCTTTTGTTACCGCGATCTGCCCCCGCTTCTTTTCGACAACGGAATCACCATGTTTGCCGTGTATATGCCTGATCGAATAGTTGTCCATGTCTCTTGTGTAGCCCGATAGATCAATATCCACTCCTTCCTTCTTCGCAGCTTCCTTTACCCGCCTGGCATTCTCTTCGCTCACTCTCCCCAGGGATATCCTTTTCAGAGAATTGTCTTTTGGATTGAGCGCAGAATCATAGAGGCGAGTGACCGCTTCCGAATACCGAAGACCATTCAGCTCGGACGAGTTGCTTTCGACTATAGTATCAGGACCTAACCTCGGTTTGGTGCTTGTAACGGTGGGACCCTCTCGGCCGGCATCGGTTCCTTGCCGCGGCCCCATCGTCTTCCCTTTTCCTTCTCCTGTGTCAAAAATGGTCTGTCCGGTGGGGACGGGTTTCTCCCGAGCCAACCTTTCAGGCAGCCCGGCCTTCTTCCCGCCCTTCCCCGCCACGCCCAGCAAAGCTATATTTCCCGACATCCTCACTGCGCGGCCGGCGTTGGGGTAACCTTTATCGGCCAGTTCGCTCTTGATCCTCTCCAGGGCTTCCGAGGGCTTGTTCGCGAGCTGCAGGGGCGGTATCTTGTTGATCTTTTCCAGGGCCCGGGTGGTGAGCTCCGCTCTCGGCTCGTTTGGCCGGGTGATGTAGTCGTAGATGCCTCTCTCGACGTTCTCTCCCGTTTCCAAGGGGTGCCGGGGTGGTGCAACGAGGGAGGGCGCAACCTTCGATGCGAGCCGCCTCCAGGGATAGGCCACGGTTGCCGCGGCAGCTGCAACAGGGTTAGCTATCGTTGCCGATGGAAAGGCAATCATCTGCCGCAGGAGGTTCTTGGGAACGTCGGCAGCCGCTGCTACGTCCTGGGCGATCCTCTCACCCACCCATGGCGCTTTCCGGAATTGGGGATGGACGTTGGTCGACTGGGCAGGCGCGTTCTCGACACCGAGCACGGTCTCCCTGGGCCTTTCCTCAAGCGCCCTCGGGACGGGGGCGGACGGGTGCTCGGCCCGAAACTCGGCTTTATCGGGACCACCGGGCAGTTTGTTGATGTCGTATCCATAGGGAAGACCGAGGACGGTTTGTTGCGGCCTTTCGTAGTGCCCCCTGCTCCGCTCGATCTTATTGGCTCCTGCCGATTGGTCCGCAGCCTGAACGGCCTGTGCGGGTGCCGGCGTCTTTGCGCCGGCCTGGTCAGGTCTCGTCTGCGACAAAGAATAGGTGTTCTCCGCTCCCCGCGTGCCGTAGGCAATGGGCTGTCCGTTGAGCGCGTAGACGTTGACGCCGTTGTCGTCCGTCATCTCGAGGGAGCCCACTTTCGAGAGCACTGGGTTCCCGTTCCAGTATCCGACCCCCATGCCCGGGCTCATGGTCTCTATCTGCCGGACTTTCCTCATCTCCCTTTCCTGCAGCCGACGGAGCTCCTGTATGGCGCGGTCCGGGCTCCTCTGGTAAAGGACCCCGCCGGGAGAAAGGGCGTCTATGTATGTCGGGGCCTTGGAGAAGCTCGAAGACTGCTGCGGCAAGGGCCGAGGGACGACCGCGTCTCGGAACGGCCCGAGCCGCTCGGACGACGGACGACCGTTCGCTTCGTTCACTCGGACGCCAAAACCAGGGTTTCTTCCGCTCATCGTTCGATCCAATGGTAGATGCTCTGCCTTACTTGTTTCGCGTTTCGCGATTCGACTTTCGCGATTTCCTTCGCTTCTCGTCCATCGTCCGAGTGAACCACGCTTTTCGGGGTGCGCGGTCGTCCGAGTCCCGCAGGGACGGTCGTCCGTCGTCCGTCGGTCTTTCTCTTCCCTTCCCGCCTCATCCCAGTAGCTCCTTCACCACCCCTATCACCATCTCCCTCAGTTCCTCTTTTCCCCCTTGCGCCTCTTTCAGGGCCTTGAGCTTCTCCACCTGGAGGTGGGCCGCTTTGACCTGGAGCTCGGTCTGTTTTATCTCGAGCTTCTTTGCCTCGTTCTGTGTCTTGAGCATCATCACCTGGGCCTGGGGCGCGGGTGGCAGGGGCTTGGACGGCTCTTCCCCGGGCTCGGGCTCCACCATGCCTGCCGGCAGGGTTTTCCTGTAGCGCTTGGCGAGCTCGGAGGCGCCTTCGAAGTCCTGGTTGGCGTAGACAAGGTCCGGGCCGATCATGAAGAGGCGCCTGTCGATGGCGGCGAGCTTGAGGAGCGATTCCCCCGCCTCCTGCCGCTGGGTCGCGTAGTTCGGCCCCGTGTCGATCATGACCTCGAAATGACCGGAGGACATGCTGTTATAGAGGGCGCCGTGGCCATTGGCCTTCACGAACCGGTTGAGCCTTCCCGTCTCCTGCGTCTGGGCGGTTGTGCTCGCGAGGCCGTAGACGCCGAGGTTTGCCTTCGTGTGCTCCACGAGGTCGCCCGCGGGGATGTTGATGGGCACGAACTGGCCGGTGCCGTCTTCCTTGTGCATCCTGATGTCCCGCCGGGTATCATACACCTCGGGGATCATGGAGTTGACGATGCGGCCGGAGTGCTGGATGGCCCGGTTGAGGTTGTCGACGAAGACGAAGGTGCCGATGTCGCCCGGCTTCTGTATCTGCCGGATGGCAATGCCCGACCTCTCGGGCCCTATCTCGCCCAAGTCCCGGTTTCCCATGCCGATGGCCTTGCGCACCATCCCTTCTGCCTGCTGCACTTCGGCGAGGAGCGCGGCAGGGACAGGCGCGGTCGGTTCCCTGGTCGGCTTTGTCACGGGCGCGTCGGGGTCGACGTTGTACTTGAGGAACGGCATGTTCTCGACATTGGCCACGGCATAGTCCTTCTCGTACCCCTTGAACTGCTTTGCCGTGCCGATATAGGGGTTCTTCGGGGCGAGGCTGATCACCTCGGCGGTCGCCGTGATCCAGTAGTTGTAGTATTTCTGCGGGTCGATGGCGTTCGCGATGAGGGAGCGCACGCGGGTCTCTCCCTCCACGTTGTACTCCTTGCCCTTCGCCACAACGATGGGGATGAACTCACCCGGGATAGCCTGCTTCCCTTCGAGGATCTCCGAGTCGCTCATCACGTAACGGTAGACCTTGGGGACATCGGACTCCTTCTCCTCGGTAATGGAAAGAGGAGGCGCCTCCAGTTGGGGGGACGTTCCTCTGAAGGAGGTGTGTCCCCCTTCAAATCCTGATGACATGCCCCCTTCCAGTCCGGCCTGTTCGAGGAGCCGCGCCTGTTGCGCTTCCCATTGCGCCTTTGCTTCCTCGACGGTCCTGTCCGCCTCTTCCTTTTCCATTACCCGGCCGTCCGACATGAGGCAGAACGTCTTCTTCTCTTCCTCCACCACGTAGTACTCGGCCACGGTGACCGACCCCTTGTCGTAGGCGCGCTCCCGCGTCATTCCGGCCGTTGCCGTCGTAGGATCGGAAGAAACCGCCTTGCCGGGGTATTTCTCCTTGAACTCCTTTTCGCTCATCTTCTCGAGGATGAAGCCGAATTTTGCGTCCGCATACTGGGCGTCCCGGGCGTCCGGGTCCATGAGCACTGTCAAAGGGTTCTTTATCCGTTCGAGGTAGATTTCCTGAATAAACGGGTTATCCTTGCAGTACCGGGTGAGGACGCGCCAGGCGCCGTATGCGCCGCGACACTGCATCTCGTGTGCGTAGTCGTAGATCGCCTCGGCATTGCTCACGTACTCCACTTCCCGGATGATGCCCGCCCTGATGTCGGCGAGCTTCTGGTCACCCCCTGCGCTCACGGACCTCACCTTGACCCGGGCGTGGTTGTGGCGCGCGTCGCCCACCGCCTGCATGATGGAGGCTTCCAGGAGGTTGCCGGTGAGGACAGGTCGGCCCCTTTGCGTGCGGCGACTCTTCTCCTTGTCGTCCCACTGGTCGCCGTCAGACATGCGCAGGGAGAGCACCGCCGCTTCCCGGTTAGACCTCTCCGCGGCAACGGCTTTCTTCAAACGCTTTTTGTATTCTTCGATGAAATCGGAGGAATCGGAGGAAACGCGAAAGTCGAAACGCGAATCGCGAAACGAACGGCCTTCATTTCCTTTTTCGCGATCCGTCTCCTTCACTGCCCGACCTCCGTTTTCAGACTCGAATACTCCCGTCATATGACCCCTTCTTGCGCTCGCCTTTCCTCAGTCTTTCGCCCTTTCCGTTTCCCATTTCGACTCGCGCGGTTGCCTTTCGCGTCCGTCGTCCGAGTGAGCGAAGCGAACGGTCGTCCATCGTCCGTCGGTCTTTCGCCTTCCCGTTTCCCGTTTCCCGTTTCGCGTTTCGAGTTTCGACTTTCGCTATTGTTTTCATCACCATCTCCCCGACAGATCGATCGAGTCGAGAACGGACTCGACCGACCGGTCCTCTTCTTCCCGGCGGAAGCCGATGGCTCCCGTGCGGAAGGCATCGGCGGCGTGGGAACACCAGTTGTGGGCCGGACGGTTGGCGAGCTTCTTCTTCTCTCCGTCGTATTCCGCCTGGTAGCCTTCCAGCGCGCTCAGGCCGTGGGCGCACCTCGCTTCATCGAACCAGGACTGGGCCAGCAGGTTGCGGCAGGCAGGGATGTGAACCTGGACGACGGTATCGATGTTCTTTGCGCGGGGCACGACGACGACAGGGCGCAGGCCAAGGCCCTCAGCAATCTCGCGGCGGCTCTTGGCAATCTCCCCCGAGGACATTTCCCGGACGTCTGCATCGTGAGGCATGTAGTGGTTTCCGTACACATAGGGCTTCTCCTTGAGCACCTTTGCGTAGTGTTCGAGGCCGTATCCCGAGGCCTCGTAGTAGTCGACGAACCGGAATTCCTTACCCACCACCTGAACGAACCAGATCGACATGGAATCGTCGACGCCCAGGTCCCACCACGTGTCGACTTCCACGGAAGGGGCATGGGGCACGCTGCCGATGCGCCCTTCCTCTCGCGCACGGGAAAGCTGCTTCGCGTAATAGGCGCCGAGGACCGCCCCTTCGAACGAGCAGAAATACTCCTGGCGGAAGAGCGCGTCCCCCTGCTCTTCGCCGTACACCGAGACGAGGTTCACCCTGATCCTCTCGAGCCCTTCAGGAGTGAAGACCGGCGTCTTGTCGGCGCTCATCACCTCCCCGAACCAGCCCGGAGTGCCCTGGGCGGTTGCGAGCATGGTGCGGCCGTGGTTATTACCGCGGGGTGTGTAGATGAAGAGGGCCCAGCCGTCGTTGCGCTCGAGGATCGGCGAGAGGTAAGCCCAAGCCTGCGGCTTGGCGAGGGCCCACTCGGAGAAAGTGATGCCCACGGGGGAGGAACCGACGAGGGAGTCGTAGTTGTCGGACCCGACGAGCTGCCACGTGGAGCCATTGGTGAACTCGATCGCCATCTCCTGGTCCCGGGTTCTCGTCCGCATCCCGTCGGGAAAGGCCTCGTCGATGCGGCGCAGGCCCGTGTCCTCGTTGACCGCGGTCCAGAGGGACTTGCGCGCCTGACCGTACTCGGGCAGCATGTGCCAGTAATTGCCGGCGCGCAGGTAAGATGCGCACGAGGCCCAACGCAGGGCGATGTCGTCCTTGCCCCAGCGGCGGTGGGCCACCTCGACCGCCCGCTTCCCCCCGCTGAGTAGGTAATCCCACAGGCGGGCCTGGTCCGGCCGGGGGCTCCAGCGATAGGGGAAGTCGACAAACCTCTTCGATCGGGCCTCAGTCAATGACAT